TGCTTTTGGATAAGGTTGGAAATATCAACGGGATACAGCTTCTAAACACGCAAGTTTTGGTTGCCGTTTATATCCGGCCAGAGAAAACCAAGGGCGGCATTATTTATGTCGACTCAACTCGTGACGAAGACAAATATCAATCAAAAGTAGGTCTGATCCTAAAGAAAGGGCCGACTGCTTTTGTCGAAGACGGCGCCAAATGGTTCGGTGGCGTGGAGTTTAACGAACACGATTGGCTTGTTTTCCGCCCGTCTGACGGATGGAACATTGGCGTCAATGGTGTTTGGTGCCGGATGCTTGAAGATTCGAGCGTCAAAGCGAAAATTGATCACCCAGACGCTGTTTTTTAGGAGGGGCCATGTCTGAGATTAAAGATCACATCGATGTTGAGCTTGAAGAGCCGACAAAAGACAAGAAAAAAGACGATGAAGACATCATTGTCGAGCGTTCCGAAGACAAATCAGCCGAAAAAAAGACTATTGATCCTGACGAAGGCATCAATGATCTGAAAAATAAGCTGTTAGAAGAACAAAAGAAGCGTTTTGAGGCCGAAAATCGCGCCCGAGACGCCATTCAGAAGCAATACAAGGCTCAAACGGAAACCGAAGAGACTAATTATGTGCTCGTGAAGAGCGCAATTAAGACTGTTCGGGGCGAAAATGACGTCTTGAAGTCGGCTTACAAGGATGCTCTGGCGATTGGCGACTATGATAAGGCCGCCGAGATTCAGGATAAGCTGACAGAGAACAAGTTGCGACTTGCGGAACTGAAAAAGGGCCGCGAGTACATGAAGGCGCAGCGCCAGCAGGTAAGGTATCAGGCTCCGCAAGTCCAAATGCAGGCTGATCCCGTTGAAGCTGTAGCTTCTCAACTCTCGGCCCGCTCTGCCGACTGGGTGCGTCGCAATCCCCAGTTTGTAACTGACCCACGCCTCTATCAGAAGATGGTCGCGGCGCATAATCTTGTCACTGCGGATGGTATCCAGCCCGACAGCGACGAGTATTTTGACCGGGTCGAGACGACATTGAACATGCGCAGGGCTCCTGAGCCCGAGCGAGAAGAGCAGGACGCAATGTCTGAGGCGGCAAAACCCGCGCAGAGGCGCGCCCCGCCGCCTGCCGCCCCGGTATCGCGTTCGGGGGGCAGCACACGGCAAAATGTCGTTCGTCTAACGCGGGACGAGGCGGAAGCCGCGCGCGACATAGGAATGACCGAGCAGGAATACGCCCGAAACAAGTTGCTTCTTAAGAAAGAGGGGAGAATCTAACATGGCTAGCGATTTCCAAGCCCGCGCGAAGGGTTTTATGTCTGAAGAAACGCCCGTTAAGGCTCCTGTGAGGCCGTCTCCAAGGGAGGATGATCCTCGCGCTCGCGCCGCTAGGCGCGCCGCAGAAATTCGCGGCCATCTTGGTGGTCTGGATGAGGGGACGGATGAGTTTTACATTGATCCGTCTTCTATTCCCTCCGGCTGGACGTATGAATGGAAGGTGCGCACGGTTTTGAATCAGGAAAATCCGTCGTATCAAGTGCATCTGGCCCGCATGGGCTGGGAACCTGTCCCGGCGTCCCGTCACCCGGAAATGATGCCCGCTGGGTTTACGCAGAAAACGATCGAGCGCAAGGGCATGGTCCTGATGGAACGCCCGAAGGAAATCACCGACGAAGCCCGCAGCATTGAAACGCGCAGGGCGCGTCAGCAGGTTAAGTCGAAGGAAGAGCAGCTTGCGGCTGCAAGTCCGGGCCAGTTTGAGCGCAGCAATAAAGATGCGTCCTTGGTGAAAGTGAAGAAGTCCTACGAACCGATGCCGTTTCCCGAAGAGTAGTTTTCTCGTGTCTTGGGGCCACCTTCGGATAACCGGCCATGACGCATCCGGGTGGCCCCTTTACTTTTCGGTTAATGATTGTATTATTCGCGTTCGAGATCCCCGGCGTGATCTCATACCCCTCCCCGGCGTGAGGGAATAAACAAACCCCGGTTCTAAGTCGCCCCGGCGCGCGATGATGGACTAATCCTGTGAAAGGAGAATCCGTCATGGCGAATACCGCACCTTCCGCCTACAACGGTTTCCAGCAGTGGAGTGGCAACGGCTCTGCTCCGACCTATGAGCAGATCGCTGTCCGTATCGCATACAATGCCTCCGCCATTTACTATGGCGACCCCGTAAACCCCGACTCCAGCGGCTATGTCGTCAAAGGCGTCACTTCTGCCTCAAGCAGCAACACGCAGATTGCGGGTGTTTTCGTTGGCTGCAAGTACCTTTCGGTCTCGCAGAAGCGCACCGTCTGGTCAAACTATTGGCCCGGTTCTGACGTTGCTTCGACGGATGTCGTCGAAGGTTATATCGTCAACGATCCGAACGCCAAGTTTGTCGCTTGGTCTGACGCGACCGGCGTGACGGCGTCCGACATCAACAACAACGTCGGCTTCAATATTGGCTCTGGCAACGCCGCCAACGGCATTTCCGGCGCCTATATCAACACTGCTGTTGTTTCGCCCGGCACTGATTCTTCGCTGCCTTTCCGCGTTGTTGCGCTTCTGGATAATCCTCCGGGCGTCAACGGCACGGCTTCCGGCGCATATGCGAAGGTAATCGTGGCGTTCAACAACGTCTCCACCAAGCAGCTCACGGGCGTCTAAGAGGAGTAAGGACCAATGGCTGTCAATCTTTCGGCTATTAAAGACCTTCTCCTGCCCGGTCTCCGTGGCGTTGAAGGCAAGTATGAGCAGATCCCGTCCCAGTGGGACAAGATCTTCACGAAGCACAACTCGAAGATGGCTTTGGAACGCACCGCTGAAATGCGCTTCCTCGGCTATGCGCAGCTTAAGACTGAGGGTGGCCAGACCTCCTTCGACAACGCTGCCGGCGAGCGCTACATCTACAACCAAGAGCACAACGAAATTGGGCTTGGTTACGCGATCACCCGCAAGGCGATCGACGACAACCTCTACAAGACCCAGTTTGCTCCGTCGAACCTTGGCCTGATCGAATCTTTCGCGCAGACCAAGGAGATTTACGGCGCGAACATCCTCAACACGGCCACGACCTACAACTCCAGCATCGGCGGCGACGGCGTTGCGCTTTGCGCGACGAACCATCCGATTGATAGCGGCACGGTCGCCAACAAGCCGACTGTCGACGTTGACCTGAACGAGTCGACGCTTCTCAACGGCATGATTGCGATTCGTACGAATTTCCGCGATCAGGCCGGTCTGAAGATCTTCGCGCGTGGCCGCCGCTTGGTGGTCCCGCCGCAGCTTGAACCGACCGCGATTCGTCTGACGAAGACGGAGCTGCGTCCGGGCACTGCGGACAACGATGTCAACGCGATCATGATGACGGCCGGCGGCCTGCCGGAAGGCTACATGGTCAATGACTACCTGACGTCTTCGTTCGCGTGGTTCCTGCTGACCAACATCGATGGTCTCTCCTACATGGAGCGCATCCACTTCGAGACGGATATGCAGGTTGATTTTGTGACCGATAACCTTCTCGTGAAGGGTTATGAGCGTTACAGCTTCGGTTACTACAACTGGCGTTCGATCTACGGTTCGTTCCCCACTTCGTAACTGACAAAGGGGCGGGGGATTTAACCTCCCTCGCCCTTATGTAACCGGGAATTTAGCTGATCGGACAGGCCCGGCTGACACTGTGCAGACTGATCAGCCAACCCTCGCACAGGAGGTATAAATGGGTATGTCCACGTTCACCGGCCCGATCACGGCCGGCGACGTTCTTGATACGACTGGGTCTACGGTCGGCTCGTTGAAGAACGTCGGCTTCGTTGAGTTGGCGCAAATCTATGCCGTCAATCAAACGACGACAGAAACTGCAACCGCCACAACGATTGTTGTTCCGGCCAACAGTACGATTGTCGGAATTGACCTGATTACGACTGTCGCTTGGTCTAGTGCGACCACGACCTATACGATCAGTGTCGGCACTTCTTCTACCTCTACCGAACTTGTTTCGGCGACAAACGCCAACTCTGTAAGCAGGATCAGTCTTGTTCCTGCTACGCTGGCTCAGTCTACGCTCTGGTCTAACACCGGGACGTCTGACATTCAGATTTGGGTAAAATCGGGCGCTCACAGCGTGACCAATGGTCTTGGTCTGCTTGTCGTCCGCTACATACAAGCCATCAACGCCTAACAAGGGCTTACTGGAGGTTCCCATGGGTGCATATCGTACGCCGGGTAAAGTTGGCGCCAAGAGCGGCGCTGGTGACTTTTCCGAAGCAATGGACATGAAGGAAGGCTTCAAGAAGGGCGGCATGGCCAAGAAAGGTCTGATGTCCGCGGCTGCTGAAGGCAAGCGTCCTCGCCGCGCTACGGGCGGTGGCGTTCTCTCGTCTGCCGCTTCGGGCATGCCGCGCGGCAAAGCTTCTCACTATTGATCCATTCCCCTCCTTGTTGGATCAGTAATGAGGTACGGGGGGCTTCGCGCCCCCCGTATTGCAATGGAGGCGGATATGGCGAAGACACCGGCGTGGCAGAGGTCTGAGGGTAAGAACCCGGAGGGCGGCCTCAACGAGAAGGGTCGCGCCTCTTTGCGTGCGGCGGGTCATGATATCAAGCGCCCGCAGCCTGAAGGTGGCGCGCGTAGAGATAGCTTCTGTGCAAGGATGACCGGGTTAAAGCGCAAGCTTACCGGCTCCGCAAAGGCCGCTGACCCTAATAGTCGCGTCAACAAAGCCCTCAGAAAATGGGATTGCTGACATGGCCGACAAACCTTTTTGGGAGAAAGACGCGCCGAAAGATGCTAAAGTAAAGCATCTCAGCCGGAAGCAGACTTTGTCCGCCAAGGCGCGCGCCAGAGCAGCAGGAAGGCCCTATCCAAATCTCGTGGATAATGCAGCCGCAGCTAGGATGAAGGGGAAATAAAATGCAACCCATCACAGTTTCAACGACCGACGCGACGGCTGGCACGACCTACAGCCGCAAGGTTCGCATGGACAGTTTTGCGCTTGCGCAGTCCGTCATTCAGGTAGATGTCACGGGCACTGCGACCTACACCGTCGAAACCAGCATGGACGACCCGAACGATTTGGTGAGTCCCGTTGCTGTTGGCAGCATGACTTGGATTAACTGCGCCGATGCTAATTTAGTCGGTAAAACTGCGAGCGGTCAGGGTGTGCTCACCGCAACGCCAACATTTGTGCGCATTAAGCAGACTGCCGGGAATGGTTCCACGACCATGACGATCGCGCAGTTCGGCAACGCACCTTACTAAAAGGTGACCCCGCATGGCGACGACCGGAACATATGCGTTTAATCCGTCGCTTGGCGAGATCACGTTATATGCCTACAATTTGATTGGCGTTAGAAACACTGCACTGCTTCAGGAACACCTTGAAGCGGCCCGCATGGCTGCGAACTTTTTGTGTTCAAACTGGTCGAATCGCGGCGTTAATTTGTGGGCGGTCGATCTTGTAACCGTGCCGCTGGTTCAGGGACAGACGACGTATCCTGTCGATTCGAACACGGTCATGATCCTCGACGCCTATATGACAATCGATAATGGATCGGGCGCGCAGCCAATTGATCGCATTATCCTGCCGATCAGCCGTTCCGAATACGCTTCCTACCCGAACAAGGAACAACAAGGCTTTACGACGGTCTATTGGTTTGACCGTCTGATTTCTCCTACTGTCACCTTGTGGCCGGTGCCCGATGGCACAAGCGCGCAATATCTGAAGTACTATCGAGTTCGCCAGATACAGGATTCCGCGCTTCAGGGCGGGCTTCAGGTCGAAGTGCCATATTTGTGGCTGGACGCATTTGCTTATGGTCTGGCTGCGCGTCTCGCTGTGATTTGGGCTCCTGAGAAGCTCCAGTTTATCAAGCCTGCGGCGGATGAGGCTTACGCTATTGCAGCAGAGCAGAACACCGAATACGCGCAGCAATACATTAGCCCGCAGCTTGCGGGTTACTGGAGGCCGTAATGGCGTATGCGTCTCGCTCCGGCCGCGCAAGAACAAGCCCATCTAATCCGCAGGCGCATGCTATCTGCGACCGCTGCGGGTTTAGGTATAATCATGCCCAACTTAAGTGGCAGTATGACTGGCGCGGCGCTTCGCTCATGAACATCCGCCTTCTCGTGTGCGATTTGTGTTATGACGAGCCGCAACAGCAATTGAGGACGATTGTGATCCCGGCGGACCCTGTGCCGATTGTGAATCCGCGCATTCAAGACTTTGTCGTTGCGGAAACGAACAATCGATTTACGTCTGGTCAGAATACCGTCAATGCCCAGACGGGCATTCCTGTTGTCGGCGGCAATAACCGCATCACGCAAGACAACAAGGACCGCGTTACCCAGCAGACTGGCGAGCCGCCAGGTGGTCTTAATCAACAGCCGGGCACTGATCCGACAGTGCCTGCCGCAGCGGGCGGCAATGATCCGGGCCTGCCGTATAATGATACGGAAGTTCCGAAGACGGGTCCGCTCTACGGAGAATAAAAGTGGCAAATAT